TCTGCACGTTTGACCAGGCTTTGGCCAAACTGTCGAAATCGGTGAAGAGCAAAACCAGATCGCAGGCAAGCTTTAGCGCCATGCGTGCGGTACAAACCGAGGAGTCAGGAACGAACGGCGTCGCGGCAAGCAACGCGCTCGCCCGGCGTCGCAGGGAGATTGATCTCGCGAGTCTATAAGCCTTGTTGGACAAGCTGTCGCACAATCGCAGCCTGGTCGTCCGCCTTTCTCATCAGGTCAAGAATTTGCTGCTGCAGTGCCTCCAGTTCCTTATTGGCGGATTCGGCTTTCGAGCCCGCTGAAGGCAGAGTGACGCGCTTGGCGCGAGCTAGATGATTTTCCAGTCGCTGGATAAGGACGTCTTTCTCTTCATCATGGCACTTCAGTGATCGCACAAATTCGCGGAAGTCCGCACCCCCTTTGCTTGAGTTACATGGGCTGCAGCATGGAACCAGGTTACCGAGTTGGTGCCCGTATCCATTGAGTTTCCCATCCTTAACGAGATTGACAAGGTGATCCCAGGTGGTGGCCTCCGCTCTGCAGTAGACGCACACCAGATGGTCAAGATCGGTCTGCGCCAATGCTGTTAACGCTTCGATGACTTCGGATTCGACATACGGATCCGACGGTGCAAGTGCCGAGGCGAACGCATGTGCGACGGTGGTTCGCCGCTCATGGAATATCGAATACGGCTTCAAATGCGAGCGGATGCTACGAGACTTCATGACATGTGCCCTCGCGTGGACGTTTTAGGGGCCGGACGGCGATCACGCCACCCACTTGATTTCGCAGCATAGCAGCGAGGCCTGCGATCTCAGCCAGACCATTCTTGCCCTTGCAGTCAACCTTGAACCCGCCACGAGCGGGTTTCTTCATTTCTGGAGCCCGACATGAGCAAAACCCTCCGCACCCTGCAGCAACGCAAGGCGGCGCTGGTCGCCGACGCACGCAAACTGGTCGAGTCCGCGCACGCGGAGAACCGCGACCTGGACGATGCCGAGACCGCGCAGTACGACACGCTGATGGCCTCGATCCAGGCAGCACAACGCCAGATCGAGCGCGAGGAAGCGCTGATTGAGGCCGAACGCAGCGCTGGCGTGCCGGTCCCGGAGAACGCACGCATCAGCGTGTCGGAGAACATCGAGCACGATCCGAAGCGCGGCTTCCGGTCGCTGGGCGAGTTCGCCCGCTCGGTCCACATGGCGACCGTCAACCCGATGCGTGCCGATGAGCGCCTGCGCTATGGTGGTATTGGTGCGGTCGCACCAGCCACCTACGGCGGCGAAGGCTCGGGCCCGGACGGCGGCTTCCTGATCCCGCCGGAATTCTCGCGCGACATCTTCACGCTCTCGCTCGGCGAGGACGCTCTGCTGCCGTACACCGACGACTACGACATCGAGGGCAACTCGATGGTGTTCCCCAAGGACGAGACCACGCCTTGGGGCACCGATGGGATTCGCGCCTACTGGCAAGCCGAAGCCAACACCGGCACAGCGACGAAGCCCAAGCTGTCGGCCACGACCCAATTCCTGCACAAGATGATGGCGCTGGTGCCGCTCACCGACGAACTGATCGCCGATGGCCCGGCGCTTGGCCAGTACCTGAACCGCAAGATCGGCGACTCGATCCGCTGGAAGACCAACGACTCGCTGCTGTTCGGCGCCGGCAACGGTATGCCCATCGGCGCGCTGCAGGGCAACGCCGCGATCGTGGTCGCCAAGGATTCGGGCCAGGCCACGCAGACGCTGACCATCTCGAACCTCTCCAAGATGATCGCCCGCCTGCCGCCAGGTTCGTTCGGCCGTGCGATCTGGCTCGTCAACAACGACGTGCTGCCGGCACTCTTTACGCTGACGCTCGGCAACTATCCGATCTATCTGCCGATCTCCGCCGGCGCACAGGAGTCGCCCTACGGGATGCTGCTGGGCCGTCCGGTGTTCGTCTCGCAGCACGCGAAGAGCTTCTCGTCGCAAGGCGACGTGATCCTGCTCGACCTGTCGTACTACCGCACCATCAAGAAGGCGTCCGGTATCGAGACCGCGACGTCGATGCACCTGTACTTCGACGCGGATGCGATGGCGTTCCGCACCGTGTTCCGCCTCGATGGCCAGCCGACCATCGTCAATCCGATCAAGCCGGCGAACGGGACGAACAACCTGTCGCCGTTCATCCAGCTCGCGGCCCGCTAATTTCCGGAGGATCTCAATATGCTGCCCAGTCTGAAACCCACCGACTTCGAAGCGCTGCTCACCTCGATCGACCCCGCCAACCAGGCCGCCGGCACCGTTACCACCGCGTGGGTGCCGGTGCAGAACTTCCATACCTTTCTGGCGCTGATCGGCACCGGGGCGATGGGCGCGAACGGCACGCTCGACGCCAAGATCCGTCAGGCACAGGATGCGGCTGGCACCGGCGCGAAGGATCTGCCGGGTAAGGCGATCGCCACGATCTCGGCTGCCAGTGGCGCGAACGTTCAGGCGCTGATCAATTTCCGCAACGGCGACGTCGATACCAACAACGGCTACGCGTTCGTCCAGCTATCGGTCACGCTTGGCACCGCCGCATCGTATGTTGCCGCGTACCTGTTTGGCGTCGGCGCGCGCTTCGATCCGCCGGTGGATGCATCGGCGCTTATTCCCGTCAACCTCGGCGACGCGACGGTTGTCCAGATCATCTGACAGTGGTCGCTGATGCCCGAGATCCTGCTGCAGCGGCCAGTGGGCGAGCCGATCGACCTGGCCGTCGCGAAGCTGCACCTGCGCGTGACCGACGATGCGCAGGATACGCTCATCGCGTCGATGCTCACGGCGGCCCGTGCGGCTGCCGAGACGCTTACGCGCCAGCAGTTTCTGCACGCGCGTTACCGGCTTGTGCTCGACCGGTTCCCAATGGCCGGTGTCGGCACGCCGCTGCCGTTTGCCCACGTCGTGAACTACCCAGGCTTCGCGATTGTGCTGCCGCATTGTCCCGTGGTCGAGGTCGTGTCGATCGACTATCTCGGCATAGATGGCACCTGGCAAACCATGAATCCTGCCGATTACGTCGTCAATGCCGCCCTGATGCCGGCCATCGTGACACCAGGCTTCGGCAAGATCTGGCCGATCCCGCTGCCGCAGATCGGAGCCGTCACCATCACCTATGACGCGGGCTACATGTCCGTGTGTGCGGTCAGCGGCGCCTTGCCTGGCACGCAGATTCAGGTACGCGGCCCCGTGGCCTGGAAGCCGGGCGACAGTGTCTGGTTCACCAACTCGGGCGGCAAGCTGCCGGCGCCGCTGTTGCCTAACGTGCCTTACACGGTCGCCACCGCTTCCGGCGGCGCGTACACGTTGCTCGATAGCGCGGGCCAAGCGGTCACGCTCGCCGATGCTGGTTCCGGCACGAGCTACATCTACGGCGGACCCGAGCCGGTGCCCGAAGGCATCTGCAACTGGATCTTGATTCGCACCGGCTCGCTGTACGAGAACCGCGAGGAAGTGGCCATCTTGAATCGCGGCAAGGTCGAAGAACTGCCCTTCATCAATGGCTTGCTGGACCCGTACAGGATGTCGCTGCCATGACGGCGCGCATTCGCAGCGGGCTCCTCACTCGCCTCATCACGATTGAGCAACGTGTCACGACGCAGGACAGCTTCGGCCAGCAGCAGGAGACGTGGAATACCGTCAAGCCAGTCTATGCGCTCATTGAAGCGCTGAACGGCAGCGAGCGTGCGGCGGCGCAGTCGGTCATGACCGACGTGTCGCATCGCATCACCGTGCGCTATGACGCGATCTTTGCCGACCCGCGCGTCGTGGCCGCGTACCGTGCGACCTATAACGGGCGCATTTTTATCATCCAGGCCGCGTTGAACATTGACGAGGGCAATCAGATCGTCGAATTGATGGCGGCGGAGGGCATGACCAATGGTTGACGAGGTGCTGAACGTCAAGGGCCTCGCTGACCTGAATGCGGCGCTGAACGACTTGGCCGTAGCGCTCGCGCGCAACGTGCTGCGCGGCGCGGTGCGTGCCGGCGCCGAAGTCATCCGCAAAGAGGCGGTCACGCGCGCACCGGTCTATGCGCCGCCGGGCGCTCCCGATCAGCGAGTGGACCCCGGCCTCATCAAGCGTTCGATTTTCTCGGCACACGTACCGAATCAATCGGACGACACCAAACAGGTATTCATTGTCGGCGTGCGCAGTGGCAGACGCGAGCGGCATGCAAAGGTGCGCGCGCACGGCGGCGGCTCGCAAGTCATGAACCACGACGCGTATTACGCCGCCTGGGTGGAGTTTGGGCACTGGTACGTGCCGGCAGCGCCTGACAACCTCATCTTGCGGGCGCGCCGCAATCGCGCGCGCAGGCCGGGCGGAGTATTTGTGCCGGCGAAGCCCTTCATGCGCCCGGCATTTGAAGCGAAGAAGCGCGAAGCGGTCGACGCGATGGAGCGCTACCTCAAGAAGCGCTTGGCGAAAGAGCGCAGGAACTTGCAACAGGCCGTCGCGGGCTTGAAGGCGAGCACCAATGCCGACGATTCAGGAACAACTGGTCTCGCAGCTTGAGCCGGTCGTGCCGGGCGGCATCTATCCGCTGATCGCCGAACAGAACGTCACGCCGCCCTATGCCGTGTATCAGCGCATTGCCAGCGCCATCGAAAACACCCTAGCAGGCAACGGCCAGCCGCCCATCTTCAACACGCGATTTCAGATCGATGTGTGGGACATCACCTATGCGTCGGGCATCACCACGTGCACCGCCATCAAGGCCGCGATGGCCGCGTGGACTGTGCAAAACGTCCTGATTCTTGAACACGACGAGTACGTGACCGACGTGCGGCGCTTTCGCTTCATCCTCGACTTCTCAGTTTGGCACTACTGACCGCCCGACCCTTGACCACGACAGCCCGCGAAAGCGGGCTTTTTTCATGGAGCGTCTGACATGACCTCGACCGCAATTTCGGCCCAAGGCTCGACTCTGCAAGTTTCGAGCGGCAACGGCACTGCCAAGAGCATCAGCGGCATCGCACTCGGGAACCCGACCATCATCACGGCGACCGCGCACGGCTTCAATAACGGCGACGTGGTGACGCTCGCCGGCATCGTCGGCACGACCGTCCTGAACGGCCTCACGTTTGTGGTGAAGAACAAGACCACGAGCACTTTTGCGGTCGACTACGACACCACGGGCAGCACTGCCTATACCTCAGGCGGCACGGCAATGCCGGTTGCCTGGGTGAACATCGGCAACTTCAAGACCATCAAGGGCTTCGACGGCAAGATTGCCAAGCTCGACGCCACCAACCTCGCCAGCGTGGCGAAGGAATACCGCGCGGGCCTGTTCGATCCGGGTCAATTCACGTTCGATGTGGACGTGGACAACAGCGACGCCGGCCAACTCGCGCTGCAAAACTACAAGGTCAATGCGACCTTGGCGCAATTCAAGCTCACGCTGCCCAACACCCACACCGCCACGTGGACCGGCTTTGTCGAAACCTTCCCGTGGGATGGCGCCGTCGACAAGCTCGTCAGCGCCCAGGTGAACATCATCATCACCGGTCCCGTCACCTACGCCTAACCGATAGGGGTTTCACATGGCTCTCAGCAAAGACCAAATCCTCGGCGCCAGCGACCTGCCGAACCAAACCGTGCCGGTCCCCGAATGGGGTGGCGACGTCATCATCCGCACCATGACCGGCGCGGCCCGCGATGCCTACGAGGCGAGCATGGTGGTGTTCAAGGATGGGCAGCGCGTGGCCGATCTCACCAACATGCGTGCCAAGCTCGTTGCTGCAACGCTGGTCGATGACACCGGCCGCCTGCTGTTCACCGCCGCCGAGGAAGTCGAAGCGCTGGCGGCAAAGAGCGCATCGGTGCTCGAACGCCTGTTCCGCGTCGCGCAAGACCTGAACGGCATGGGCGCGGCGAGCGTGGAGCAAGCGCAAAAAAACTCGAATGCCGCCCCGAGCGGCGCTTCACCTTCCGCCTAGCGCTGGCGCTCGGCATGACGGTCAGGCAATTGCTGGCCGCCATCGACAGCGCGGAATTGACCGAATGGATGGCCTATGACCGCCTGGACCCATTCGGAGAGGCACGTGCCGATCTGCGGGCGGGCATCATCGCCTCCGCCGCCGCAAATCACGGTTTTGTGCGGTTGGAGAAGCCCTACCAGCCTTCGCACTTCATGCCCTTCATACAGCGCGGCGAAGAAACGCCCGTCTTGCTTGACGATCCGGACCAACAAGCCAGGCTGATCCTGGCGGCGGCTTTCGGGCGACGCGACTAGCCATGGCACTTTCCAGCCTCGTCATCGAACTCGAAGCGAACGTCGCGCGCCTGCAGAGCGACATGGCCGAGGTGCAGCGCATCGTCGGCACGAACATGCAGCGCGTGGGACAAGCTGCAAACGACGCATCGAAGCAGATCGAAAACGTCGCGCGCGCGGGGCATTCTGTCGGTCGCGTCAAGGGCGTCGATGAGATGGCTGAACAGATGAACCATCTGAATTTCAGCACGGTCGGCGCGCGGCGTGAATTGCTGGTGCTCGCGCACGAAGCGGCCAATGGCAACTGGAAGCGCTTTGCCGGCTCGCTCATGGTGCTGGGCGAGCGCGTCGATGCGATGAGTGTCATTTTCAGCAAGACGGGTCTTATGATCGGCGGCTTCGCGCTCGCCATCGGCGCCGTCACCCTCGCAGCCATTGCCGGCTACAGGGAAATGCATCAGTTCAATACCTCGCTGATCCTGACCGGCAACTATGCCGGCATGACGGCGGGCGCCTATAACGAGATGGCGAAAGCCGTGGCAGAGGCGACGGGCCACAGCATCGGGTCTTCGCGCGAAGCGGTCGCGGCGCTGACGGCAACGGGCGCTTTTACGCGCTCGCAACTGCAGCTTGCGTCGGCGGACTTCGTCACCTACGCGGCGCTCACCGGCGCCAAGACTGAGGAGGTCGCCAAGGATTACGGCAAGATGTCCGAAGGCGTCGCCAAATGGGCGGAAGAACATAACCGCTCGATGCACTACCTGTCGGCGTCCACCTACGAATACATCAAGAGCCTGGAAGAGCAGGGCAAGATCGAACAGGCCGTCACGGTCAACCTCGAAGCGCTGCATGAGCGCGCGGCCGATGCGGCGGTCAAGAATCTCGGCACCGCCGAGCGCATGTGGCGCGGCCTTGGCAATGCCGTCAGTTCGACCGTGGACGCGCTGAAGTCCATCGGCCGGCCTCTGACCACGGACGACAAGATCGAGCGCCTGGAGCAACTGCTGCGCAATCGCCAGCGCGAAGACCGTCAGGGCGTCCAACTCTACACCGGGCAGCGCGGCCCCATACCTGACATTCAATCGGCGCTTGCCAACCTGTATGAATTGAAGCGGCTTGAAGAGGCGCAGGCCGACCGCGCCGGCACGATTGCGCGCCAGCAGCAGGCCGCGATGAAGGCCGGCGACGAGCTGGACGGCGAACTCAAGCGGCTCGATAAGGCGTATGCCAAGGCCCGCGAAATCGAAGCGACCAAGAAGCGGTTTTCGGAACTCGCGGCGGGCAATCCGACCTCCAAGTTTCTCAAGGATGTCAGCGTCACCGGCAACGAAGATGCGGGCTTTGCGTTCTCGGGCGGCCTGTACGACCGCGCGATGGCCGACATCGAAAAGCGCTATCGGGACCGTGGGCAGGCCGGCATCGACCGCGCCAATCTCGATGCACGTCTGCGCCCGATAGAGGATTCGATTCGGGAGGAAAACAAGTTGCTTGCGCAGCGCGACGCCATGCTCAAAAAGTATTACGAGGCGGGCATGCTGTCGATCAGCGACTACTACAAGGGCGTCAGCAACGCGACTGACGAGCACCTTGAAAGAATCCGCTCGGGCTACGCCGCAGAAGCGGCAATTGTGCGCGATTACTCCAAGACCGCGAGCGACGAGCGGCAGCGCATCGAAGCGTCGACCAAGGCGAAGGAACTCGAAACCCGCGCGAATGAAGCCATCACCGCAGACCTGACGCGACTCAATGAACTCGTGCCGCAACAGGCAAGGGATGTCGAAGCGTATCGGCAGGAGGTCGTTCGGCTCAACGCCGAATTGGCGAAGCTCAAGGGCAACCTTGGGGGAAACGCCGCGACTGCCTTTGACCGCGCGCACGAAAAGCTCACGCGGCAGGCGAGCGTCAGCGGAGACGCCGGCACGCTCGCCACGCTGGAAGAGGCCCGCCGGCTCACGGTCGCGCAAGGTGACTTGAACGAACTCAAGCAACAGGCCCAAAAGATTACCGAAAACCTCAAGACGACCGAGGACGGTTATCGGCTCGCCGTCGACACGGGCCAACTCAACGAGTTGGATGGCATGTTGCGCATCAGCCAAGCGCGCCAGCAAGCCGCGACCGACCTGGGCAAGTTGGCTGACCAAGTGACCGAAATCGCCATGCAGTCGGGCGACTCGAACATGCTCAAGTTCGCGCAGCAGTTCGATGACCAAGTCAAGCGCATGCAAATCAGCGCCGACACGCTTGGGGCTAAGTTCGATGACGTGTTTTCCAAGGGACTCGCCACCGCCCTCGTTCAGATTGTCGACCGCACGAAGACGTGGCAACAGGCCGTGATGGGCTTCGCCAATACGATTGAGAAGACCATCACCGACTTTGCGGCCAACGCGCTCATGAAACAGCTTTTTTCCGGCATGGGCGGGGCGGCCGGCTCGGGCGGCGCGGCGGGCGGTTTCTTCGCATGGATTGCCGGCCTGTTCGGCGGCGCCCTGGTCGATGGCGGCGACGTGCAACCGGGGCGCTTCTATGAAGTGGCCGAGCGCGGCCCCGAATTGCTGCACTACGCGAACCGCACCTATTTGCTGGCCGGCAATCAGGCCGGCGCCGTGACCCCGATGAGCGCGATCAGTGGGGGCGGCGGTCGGCAGTCGATTTACCACATGAACATCAACGTACCTGCAGGCACCAGCCGGCAGACGGCGCAGCAGCAGGCGGCGGAAATCATGCGCCATGCGCAGATTGCTCAAGTCAGGAATCAGTAACGTGACCTTTCTCGAAAGCCCGCGCTTTCCCGACAATATCGCGTTCGGCGCGACGGTCGGGCCGACGTACATGACGGTCGTGACGCCGATCTATTCCGGGCGCGAGTCGCGCACCATCGCGTGGACGCAGGCGCGTTGTCACTTCGACGTGGGCCGCCGCATGATGAACGCGGCGGACACGGCGGCCATCGACGCCTTCTTCCGCTCGGTCAAGGGCCGCGCCTATGGCTTTCGCATCAAGGATTGGACCGACTACGTGGCGACGACTGTCAACGGCACGCTCGTTGCCACGACTGCGCCGGGCGTGATCCAACTCGCCAAGACCTACCTGACCGGCGCGCTTTCGGAAACCCGCAACATCACCAAGCCTGTCGTTGGCACGGCGGCGATTTATCGCAATGGCTCGCCCGTGACGGCGGGCGCGTCCCCTGGCAATGTCGCGCTCGACACCACGACTGGGCTGGTGACGTTCGTGCCTGACGCAACGCAGGGCATTACAAGCAATACGCCGGGAGCCACGACCGTGCTGAATTTCGGCGCAGCGCTGACCGGCGCGACGGTCGGCCAGTACGCTGCCATCAGCGGCGTGAATGGCACGCTTGGCACGACGCTAAACGGCAAGCTCTGGCAAATCACGGCGGTCGGCACGAATCAAATCACCGTCGCGGCCAACACGACCGGCAACACCGGCAGCGGGGGCGCCGCGTCGCTCTATCCGCAAAGCACGGACGTGCTGACCTGGGCCGGGCAGTTTGATGTGCCCGTGCGCTTCGACGTGGACGACATGAAAAAGCAAATCGTGGACCGCAACGGCCCGAACGGCGATTTGCTGGTCGATTGGGGAAGCATCCCCATCATCGAAATCCGGGTGTGACGTGCGCTCGATCTCCGCCGCCTTGCTCGCCCACTTGGCAGGCGACATCCACACCACGTGCACGCTGTGGCTCATCACGCGCCGCGACGCTCAGGTGTTCGGCTTCACCGACCTTGACCGCGACGTGACGTTCAACGGCTTCACCTACAAATCGGCGGGCGCCTACACCCATTCGCAAGTCGACAACAAGAGCGACCTGTCCACGACCAATATGGAAGTGACGGCGCTTTTCGATTCGAGCGCGATTGCGCAAGTCGACATCGAAGCGGGCTTGTGGGATTACGCGAGCGTCACGATTTCGCTTGTCAATTACGCCGACCTCACGCAAGGCGCGGCCATTCTGCAATCGGGCATCCTCGGCCAAGTGACGATGGCGAACGGCCAATACAAGGCCGAGTTTCGTGGGCTGGCGCAATTGATGCAGCAGACCAGCGGCGAGTTCTACACGCCGACGTGCCGTGCAAGCCTGGGAGATTCGCGCTGCACGGTGGCGCTCGGCCCGCTTACGGCGACGGGCACGGTCGGCGGCGTGACCGACATTTTTACGTGGCTCGACGCGAGCCTCACGCAGACCGGCCCGACCGTCGCTTATACCGACGCGCGCGGCCACAAGATACCGACCCAATCGCCCTACACCATCAAGGTCGTTCCCCCCACGGGCGGCGCGTTCGTGGCTGATGGGGGCGTCAAAGACGCATCGGGCAACGTGTGGGGCAGCGTAGGCGGCTCGCCCGGCTCGCAGCAGTACCACGTTGCGGCGGACGGCACCTACACGTTTGACGGGAACGATAACCCCGGCTGGGAGGTGTTCATTTCCTACACCTACAGCATCGGGTTTTTCGCGTATGGCACCGTGACATTCCTGACCGGCGCCAACGCGGGCTACAGCACTGAGGTGAAGAGTTTCGCGCCGGGCGTCGTTACCGTCGCGCTGCCGTTCCCGTTCCCCGTCGCGCCGGGCGACACGTACACCATCGTCGCCGGATGTGACCGCATGTTCGGCACGTGCAAGAACCGCTTTAACAACATCGTGCATTTCCGGGGCGAGCCATACCTGCCCGGCGTCGACACCATCCTACGGCCCCAATCGTCATGATTACGCGCGCGGATTTCGTGGCCGAGGCCCGTACATGGACCGGCACGCCTTGGCGGCACCAAGGCCGTTTTAAGGGCCTTGCCGTCGATTGCGTGGGGCTGGTGTTGGAGACGGCCCGCGCGCTTGGGGCTTGCGACTTCGATTTCACGAACTACGAACGCCGCCCCAACGGCGACTTGCGCACCTACTGCGATGCGTTGATGGAGCGCATTCCGCTCGCGCAAGTCGATGCGGGCGATGTGATTCTGTTCGCCTGGAATAACAGCCCCGTGCACCTCGCTATCGTCACCGGCCCCGATACCATCATCCACGCCTTTGCGATCAACCGGCGCGTGGTGGAACACCGCATCGATGACCGTTGGCGCTCGCTCATTGCGGGCGCCTATCGCGTGCCGGGGGTCGAATAATGGCGCAGCTCGTTTTCGGCGCGATTGGCGCGGTCGTCGGCTTCTATTTCGGCGGCCCGACCGGGGCAGAAATCGGCTGGATGGCCGGCGCCGCTATCGGCGGCCTCGCCTTCCCGCAGAAGCCTCCCGGCCCGCACATCAACGACTTGCGCATTCAAGACAGCGCCTATGGCAAGAGCATTCCGCGCGTCTATGGCATGTACCGCATCGCGGGCAACGTCATTTGGGCCGGGCAGCCGCACGAAGACACCTCCAGCGGCAAGGGCATGGGCAAGGGCGGCAACGGTCAGACCGTCGTGCGCATGTCGTTCGCCATCGGGCTTTGCGAGGGGCCGATTGCGGGCGTGCGCCGCATTTGGGCCAACGGGAAGTTGGTCTATGACGTGTCGAACCCGTCCAACTTTGCGGCCATCAGCGGCAGCAGTCAGATGCTGCAAAACTTTGTCGTGCACAACGGCGACGAGGTGCAATGGCCTGACCCGACGATCGAGTCGCAATTGGGCGCCGGCAACGTGCCCGCGCATCGCGGCTTGGCCTATGTCGTGTTCAACGAGTTGGACTTGTCGCCGTGGGGCAACTATCTGCCCTCGTTCTCGTTCGAGATCGTGGCGGGCCTGAACGAAATCTATGTGCAGGGCACGGTGGGCACCTACACACAGACGCCGAGCCAAGACACCGGCACGCTTTCCGGCCTGTCGGCGCAGGGCGCGATCTACATGGGTTCGGGCTACGGCGGTTCGGGCAACTACTCAGGCATTTGGGTCGGGCAGATCACGGCCAGCGGCGCCCAGCTTTGGAACCCCTACGGCACGACCGCGAATTTCTTGCCGGCTGACCCGATTGGATGGGTCGCCACGCCGACCGCTTGCTGGTCAGACTACCCCGGCCTGTTTGCGCCGGGTTCAAGCGGATGGAATTGGTACGATCCGAGCGGCGCGATTTTCCACGGGCCGCCCACGGGCATCCCGAGCGGCGCGGCGGGGTCGGGGCGCAGTTTCGTCAAGATCGGTAACAACATCTGGTGTTCGTGCAACTACGGCGGCAACAGCTACCCGATTGTCGGCTTGACGCTGGGCATCGCCAACAACGCAAGCGGCGCAGGGTCGATCTTTGCGACCTCGACGGTGCAAAAGCCGTTCACGGTGCTGGGCGTGACGAGCACGTATGTCTACGCCTCGGACGGCGCCGGCAACCTCTATCAGTTCGATGGGGTTTCGCTTGTTCAAACGAACATGTGGAGCGGCCTGGACAGCGGCTCACTGCAATATGTGCAATGCGGTCACGCCGTCGACGACCGGCACGTCTACATGTACGGCGGCGGCAAGCTCTATGTGTTCGATGCCACCACGGGCGCGCTGACCGTGCTCGGCTCGGGGTTCTCGGCATCCCCGCAGACCATGCAGGTGCTGGGTCCCGGCCTCGTCATGCTCGGCGCGGCGGGCGGTGCTGGCGGCACGCTGTACTACATCGCCCTGACGTTCCAAAGCGCCGGCACCTTCGGCATTCCGCTCTCAAACATCGTGGCTGACATTTGCGGTCGGGCGAGCCTTGCGACCACGCAATACGACGTGTCGCAACTGACCGACAACGTGGCCGGCTACGCGATCACCTCCAACACCACGGCGCGCGACAACCTCAGTCCGCTCATGAGCGCGTACTTTTTTGACGCGACCAATGCTGACGGCAAGTTGACGTTTGTGAAGCGCGGCGGTGCGTCGGTTGGCACGTTCGCCTATGGCGACCTGGGCGCATCGACCGCCGTGGGCGACACGGCCAACGAAACCCCGCTGCAAATCGTGCGCGCGCAAGAGTTGGACTTGCCGCAAAAAATGACGCTCACGTATGTGGGCCTGAACAACGACTATCAGCAAAATGCGCAAGTCGCGTTTCGCTCGTCCACGAAATCGAACAAAGAGGCATCGCTTTCGGTCGCGGTCTGTTTGAGCGATGACGAGGGCTTGCAGAAAGCACAGTCGATGCTTTGGAATGCGTGGCTCTCGCGCGAGCAATTCACGTTCACGACGACACTCGCGTATCTGAACTATGTGCCCAATGACGTGGTGACGCTGCAAGGCGCGGGCGGCGCAAGCTACACGGTACGCTTGGTCGACTGCCAGTTCGACGCGCAAGGCGCGCTCAAGTGGACCGCGCTGTCGGAAGCGCCGGCCATCTACACGTCGACGGCGGCGGGCGGGCCACCGGCAGGGTTCCCCGCCCAGCAACTCCCCTACAACGGGCCGACCCAGCTCGCCGTGCTCGACGTGCTGCCGCTGCGCACGCAAGACACCTCGCCCGGCCTCTACCTCGCCGCGAGCGGCTATGCGGCGTCGTGGCCCGGCTGCACCGTCGAAATGTCGCGCGACGGCACCAGCTTTACCGACCTGATTTCGATTGCCGATGCGTCGGTCATGGGCGCCACGCAAAGCGCGCTGGGCAACTTCGGCGGCGGCAATCAGCCCGACGAGTTGAACACCGTCACCGTGCACGTCGAAGAGGGCACCTTGGCGTCTGTCACCTATGCGAACTTCCTTGCCGGCAATAACGCGGCCTGGATCGGCGGCGAAATCGTCTTTTTCCGCAATGCCACGCTGATCGCGGCCAACACCTATCGGCTGTCGGGGTTCCTGCGCGGCGTTGGCGGTACGGAATGGGTCACGAGCACGCACGCCGTGGGCGAGGCGTTCGTGTTGCTCGGCAACGCGCTCGCGCCGGTCGGCGTCAACGTGCACGACATCGGCACGCAGCTTTCTTTCGAGACGCGGCTTATGAACGTCTTCGCAGGAACGCCCGGCCCGGTCTTGAAGTTGACCCCGAC